ATTTCTTCGGCCTCTTCGCTCGCGACCGCACTGCGCGGAAGCTCATCGCTGTCTTCTTTCGCTGCACCTGCTCGCGCGCGACGAACCTCATCGTGCATAGATGCGTTCGGATTATTTCCTTGTGTTACTTCTGGCATGTTGCTCCTCCATAGTGCGGTATGATTGTTCCTTTTGGTTGATTTCTATTTCGATGTCCGAGAGGACGCAGAGTTCTGCGACGACTGTCGCCGTGTCCGTCTTGCCCATACGGTGCGCCTGCATGAGGCGACCCATAGCGTCCCGTTTGCGCTTCTCTATGATTGGAAGGATCACGGGAGCAGCGAGTGCGAACACTCGTGCCTCTGCGATTGATTCGATTCGGTCGTGTTCCGTGATCATTTTTTCTTCCGTGCTAGTCCGGCTTCACTCATTGCTATAGCGACGGCTTGTTTGCGGCTCGTGACGGCAGGACCTTTCTTCGATCCCGAATGCAGCGATCCGGCTTTAAATTCATGCATTACTTTTGCTATCTTCTTTGCGCCTTTAGTTTTCTTCATTTCTTCCTCCGTGCATCACTCATCATTTTCAGTTCACTTGCGAGTCCGTGCTCTTTCTTTTCCATTTTCATGTCGGAGTCGCCTTTTTTGCCCTCACCCTTGCACATCTCCTCCATGAGCGATCCGCCCATTTTCTTTCCTGCTTTTGCCATACTGTTCTCCTTGTTGGTCTTGCTTGACCGTTAGTTTATTGTTGGTTATTTCCGCCAATGTTCGCTGGACTGCCGGGAAATTGAACTTGGGGGATTCCGCCCGGCGTACTAGCTCCCATCATGTCGCTCATTGCGCCCGCTTGTGGAACCTGACTCATTTGATCGGGCTGCGGTGTCGGCTCCCCCTGCGGCTCTTGCATTGTTCGTTGAACGGCCTCGGGAATCTCTAGCTTATGCTTATCTATATCTAGCGCGGTCATGACCTCGCCGAGAGTCTTACCGAGATCGTACTTCTTGAGATACTCCTCGAGAAGCTGCGGACTAGATGCGACCGTCTGAAGAAGTGTCGTGAGCTTTCGGAAGTCCTGCGCTTTACCGAGGGTCTGTGTGATTCCGAAGACACGGAAGCGCACTCCGTTAACGGTACTTGCGAAGACCTCTTGCGGAGGAAGATCAGCAAGTTCGGCTCCTCGTTGTGTGCCGAAGAGCGAGATAAATACCTCACGGTCGATCATGTCCCAATTCTGTGCCGTCGTTTGCCATGCGACTTCGAGTTCGCGAGTGATCTGTCGTGCCTCGTAGTTCTTGCTCATGCCCGTAGAGACAGACGTGATCGTCTGACTCTGTTCGACGATCGCCGTTGCTTTTTGTTCGCGTGACGGAGTGATCCCTGAGCGTAGATCCGAGGTCAGCGCAGACGAATAGAACTCCTGTCCTTGAATGTTAAAGACGGAGAAGACCTCGGCGGGGATTACGACATTGACGAGGGGCTCGAGGACTTTTCCCCCGGGTGGACACATTGAATTCACTCCGATTGCCATGCCGGGTTCGATGCCGTCTGAGACCTGGGCCGGATTATCTAGCCAATCCTTCCGGAGCTGACTGATCCCATGCACCTGCATCATGGCCGCATCGACCATGAGATTATACATCTCGATGAGTGCGCGATTGTGGCGCGTCGGTGCATCCATTAGTGCTTTATGCCATACGGAATTTGCGACCTCGAGAAGAGGACTTGCTACGTATGGGGAGCCTTGATGCCATAGTGGATTAGGTCGCGGTTTCAGAATGAGATCTTTGTCGTTCGCGATTATTGCCTGGACATTCTCATGAATGATCTCACCTGAGGTCGGATGAACGATCGTACCCCAGAATTCAGTGAGCTTTACTTTGAGTCGCGGCCCCGAAGCTGGAGTGCTTTGTCCGGTCTCTCGTGCTTTCTTGAAGACCTCCTCGGTTTCGTCGACGCCCTGCCCGGCGAGTCCATCGGGAAGGACGAAATCCGAATCTTGTTCGGCCATTGCGATGAGTTCATGCATATCGACCCATGCATCTTCGATTTCGTATAGCTTATTGCGCTCTGAGGTAGGATCAGGGTAGTAATTCTCTGCACGGACACTCTGAAAATCGACTTCCCATGTTTTATTGTCGATCTTATCGACCCAGCGTTTGAGTCCCGCGCCTCGTCCCTTCTTTCGTGCGATGAATTTAGGTTTCGGACGCAGTTTTCCGGTGACTTTCGTGATCGCGAGTGAAGAGAGAAGTGCTGATTCGACGGAATTACCGACGTGACTGTAGTAGCGCGAGCATTCGAGCATGTAGTTCGTGAGTTTCGTGATCTCATGCGGACGTACTTTCATGGTCATCTCAGCGTCCGGGTAGCATATCTCCGCTGACCACCAGTCGCCGAAGTCCGCGAGCGCCTGCTGAAAGGTCGCTTTAGTCATCTCGACAGCCATACTCTGCTTCGATAGGATCTCTTGCGATTGACCGTCTCTCTTATGACTGAAATCGTGACGCAAGTGAAACATATCGTAGTTGTCTTTGTTGCGGTCCATGCGCTCCCGTTTAGCTTCGTCCGCCTCTCCGCGACAGTCCATGATATAAGTTATAATTTGCTGCTCGGTCATTTCTTCTTTTTCTTTAGCCATAGCGTTTCCTTAATTGCGGTCTTCCGCTTGTGTGTTCGTGTTTTTGGAATGAGTAACTTGGTGTTGGAATTTTATCGTATCCGCCCTCTGTGCGGAATCCACGGAGACCCCCGCATAGATACTGAAGTGCATCTTGCGGATGTGAATGGACGTCCTTTACAGGACGGACTTTGTCCGGCTCCGCGTTCGCGATATTGTCCGAGTAACGGTATCCGCCTTTGAATCCAGCCGAGAGAATCGGACAGCCCTGTTCATAGATTACGATTTTCGGCTCCTTATTAGCGAGTCCGACGAGCCTCTCGGTGACAGCTTCGCGTCTCTTCTCCCACATCATAGGACCGGGGCGAATCTGCTTAAAACCTCCGGCCATCATGGCCTGAAGGTACGTTTGCTCGGTGATCTCGTTCTTCTTGAATCCCGCCGGATCGAAAAAGGAAATCGTCTGTTTTGCGATGTCCGTGATCTGCGGATAGGCGAAGCGCAGGGTCTCTGCGACCCATGGGACGAATCTCGTTGCACCCATGCCCGAGCCGATCAGCTCGCGAAAGATGATGAGCTTCTCCTCCTGAAGCTGTCCGATCACGACGGCAGGAGTGAGACCGGAGGAATCCCAGCCGATCAGCACGGGAAGCCCGACTGCGAGATCCGGTTCGCGACGAATGAAATGAAGTCCCGCATTGAAATCCTCGTACACGGAGCGACCCTCGAAGCTCGCCCAGCTTTTGCCATATTCCATGTTGAATAAATGCAGGGGGAGTGTCTTACGTAGCTCAGCCTCGAAGATCGGATCGCGTTTCGCTGGATTAGCTCGGTGACTGAGATCAATAACTGTAAATCCATTCACGGGATTCGTCCACACGTCGACCCCTTCCATGGGAGACTTCGGAGTCGTTGGCGGATTTTCGGAGTAATTAAGATCCTTTTCATCGAGACGATCGTAGACGATTTTCTTGAAGAAACCAGGAAAGCGCGTACTGACCATGACCATGCGACCGCCGCCCTTGACTGTCGGTTCTGCTGACGCGTATGCGGCCTCTGCTTCTTCCCAGAATGCGATTTCATCTTCGAATATTCCAGAGAAACCACGTTGACGTAATTGATTTCCACCCGCAGGGAAGCCCATAATCTTAGAGTGAATATCTGTGAACTCCATTAGCGGCGGACTGGATTGCATTTCTCCGCGTTTTAGTTTTGGCAAGAGCTCGGGTGCGATCATCTCCGCAGGGATGTGATCGTAAATGAATTTCGCCCGTTGCACGAGCTCTTTAGAGTCTTCTTCCTTTTTCGATACGAATGCCCAAGAGCATCCCTTGTGGAAGATGCAGTCCCACAGACCGAGAGCAATGAATGTCCACGAGACGGTCAAACGACGTGATTTCGGTATCGCGAGCTTCTTCCTGGCCTGCCACATTTTTACGAGAAATTTTAAGTAATCAAGATGCACAGGGAATTGTTTGATCGGATTGTCGCGATCGACTTCATCGTGCGTGAATACACAGTGTGTGAGAAATTGCCATGGATCATTACGAAAAAGTTCATAGCGAGAGAGGGCATCGAGCTTTAATACTTCATCTCTCGTCACGGTGTTACACCTTCGGCGTCTGCGCTATCATGTTAAGCTGATAATGTAATAATTACATGGAAGCGCAGTCAAGGCGAGAGTGATTTACTCTGACTCGCTGCAAAAGTCATCGACCCAGCTCTCGAGTTCGTCCTTCGGGGGCTCCGGTAGCGCCTTTGTTTCGATGTCCGGGGCTCCACTGGGTGTGACCTCTCGTTGGGGTGCGGACTGGGTCTGACGTGAGTCGAGCTTATCGAGGAATAGTCCGAGGAGATTCTCTCCGATGTCTGTCTTCTGAACGGCCTTGCCGTCGAGTTTCTCGACAACCCATTTACTCATTTCGGCCTTTTCGCTGACCCTCACTCGGTTCGTCTTGTCCGTGAGTATCATGTGAATATTCTGAAGTGCGGGCTCGGCGAAGGATTTCATTCGCTGTGCGATCGTCTCTTCGAAGATGCGCTCCTGTAGGCGAGCGATCTCGGTCATGATGTGCTTATTGCGGAGGAGAACGGAGACTCTTGAGTCAACGTATCCGAGTTCACGGCCTATTTCTGTGTTTGAACGTCCCTCGGCTGCGAGCTGAGCCATGCGACGGTGACGTGGTGAGAGGACACCCTGTGCAAGCGTCTGGTAGGTCGTAGCGTCGGCGTCTGTCTCTTCTGTGCTTTCGGGAGCTGCTTCTTCTTCGTCGTCAGTCATAGGATGAGTGTTACACGAAGGAGAGTATGCTAGCAATGAATTTCGTCTGCGGGCATGAGAGGGCTTTTTTCATCTCCTGTGAGATTGGCCGCAGCCCACTGTTTGATGTTCTTCAGTGCGATTTTCGTCCGCACCCTCTCTCTTCGCCTGACATCATCTCCGCTCTCGAGAAGGTGTGCGATTATCGAATCATAAGTCGCAGCTTTTAATTCTACCAATTCTTTCTCTGTCATCTCTATGTCGCAGCTTTCGCATAGATTCATCACTGAACCAAACGATAAACTAAAGGTCTTAAGCTCACCATAACATAAAGGACATTTGCTCACACTAGCCTCCTAGATTTAATTCTTCCCATAGCATCGCAATTGCCTCTAGTATAATGGCGCGGTTGTTAATGTAAATCTGATTTTTTGGATCTGCGTTTTCGCCGCCGCCCATTTGAACCTTAATCGTCCGGTGAAGTGTGCCGTCTTTATTATAGACGTTTATTCCCTGCCATCCTTCGACGGATGAGAGAGTAACAAAAGTCTCAAAATTAAAAAGTGAGTTATCAGATAGCCAGCGTAAAGCCCTGCAAGGTGAGCGCATAACATCAGCTTCAATTATTGACATCCCAGTCAAATCACCGCCGCCATAACCAATTGGGTTAGTTCGACCTTCGCTTATCTTTTCCTCAAGTCTAGTTTGTAGCTCGTCAAAATTCATACTCTCCCCTTATAGTATTTCAGTTGTCACTCCTGAAACTGTTATCACCTGCCCAGCAAGATCAGCTTGTGCGGTTACTGTTAATGCTTGGTCTAATCTCATATCTACCGTACCCGTTGTTGTAATGTTACTAACGGAGTAAGTAAGCCCAGGAAGCAATGACGCCTGATCTTTACCTGTAATACTTAAGCTGCATATTTGCGTAGTTGTCGTCGGAGCATAAATTTCAATCACGCCCCGATATACGACAGTTCCTACAACGCCAACCTGAACGGCTGTGCTCGTTAAAATTGTTGTCCCGCCAAGTTTAACTTTCCATGTTAAAGTTCTCACAAGATTGTCCATAAGCGCAGATCCAACAAATGAAATTCTAAATGCTCCTCCTGGTGTTAACTCATAAGCCGGAATTGTATAGCCTGAGATCATTGTCGTTTCAGTATTCACCCCAAAAATGAGGCCGCTGTTTGTCAGGACTTGCCTTGCTGTGACTAATCCATTGCCCGTGTGATCCGCTGTCGGAGTGACCGCAACGCCACGAGCCGCAGACTTCATTACATGAAGCTGGCCATTACCTCCACTTGCATAAATTCCATAAACAAAGTCTCCAGAAATGGTTCCACTAGTACCATGATTGCCGTAATTACCCTCTAAGTGAATAACCGGAGGAGCGTACTGCTCGGTGAGTCCAGCGTAAGTTCGAGCCGCGTTTGTAGTTCCGGCGTAATTGCTTGTCAGTGTTAATGATGTGTCACTTGTAATTGAGGCTATCGTATAAATTACGTTACTAGCACCGCCGTTATTTATATTGATCGCTTGACCGCGTTTGAAGTTAGTTAAAAATCCTGACGCAGTTGTAACCGTAGGGCTGCCAGCGGTTACAGACACAGTGCCAGCTATTGCTCTTGCCGTTGCGGTCTGCGAAGCTCCCCCATAAGCGACGATATTTTTTTGAAACCTAAATCCAAGGGCACCCATTTGTACACTGTCAACTTTCCAAGTGTACATATCTAAGCCCTGACCTTTACCCGCGAACGTAAAGAATTTTCCCCCTGCCGCTTGCATGGCCGTTAAATCACTGGGCGCAAAAACTCCCATACACGCGCCGGACGTTACCGCGTCAGCACTAACGATAAAAGCAAATGCAGTCGTGGCCGCTGATGCGACTTGTAGCCCTACGCCATTAGCTGTGTTTTTAACATTTACAACTCCTGATGAAATACCGCTTAAAAGCACATTGTCTTTTATATTTCCTGTAAATGTGAACGGAAAGAATGGCTCGTTTCTTGTCCCTTGGAAATCCCCAGCTTGCACTTCTTTTGCATCGAATAAACATCGCGCTATAGTGCCGTCAGTGCGCAAAACAAAATTACCACGATTTGCAGTTGTCGCAAGTGGCGCAAGAAATTTAGCCCCTGCCGATCTCGTAGATGAACTATTGTGCGCTGTACCTGACCACGCATAACCAAGCCCCATGCTGCCATCAAAATAAGATGACGCAAATGAAATCTCATTAGTGTCCGAAGGCAAATTCTTTTGCTCAAATAAAACCGCGTCAACAAATATAGTTTGTGATGTAGCAAGTCTTGATCTTAAAGCAATAGTCACACTCGTATCACTAGCGCCTGTCGTAAACCCAAGCGTTACTCTAGACCATTCTGTATTGATTTGATTGTGAATACTTAAGCCATCAAATGCGCCTGTCGGGTTAGAACTATGAACTGCACCACTTATATTTTTAGTCGCTGTGATATAAAACGACTCGCCTCCTGCGTTACCCTTAACATAACAAGAAACAACGTAAGAAGTATTAGATGAAACCGCAATTGATGGGCTAATCACTCCTCCATCTTTTGCAGTTGATACGATCTTGAGTGATGCAGATCCTATCCATGCTTGAGTAGTGTCACGAGTATTTGTCGAGACTCCAGTCGCAGACCAGCCGTCAGTGATGTTCACTTCAAAGCTAGGATTTACAATTAAGTTAGTCGCAGCATGATCTATGAGAAAGCAATAAGGCTGATTAGCGGCTACCGCTGTAGGATTTATTTCTACAGTACCATTATTTCTAATTACTGAATTATTAACCCATCGAGAAGTCGCAGAGTCGTATCTTAATGTCTGACCATCGGATGCAGAAGTAATTGTAAATGGCGTATGAATTGAAGTGTCGGCAATGTGTGTATCAATCTGCGCGTGAGTGTTTGTACCTATTGCAGATAAGTCTGTATGTGATCCAGTGTATGCTACGTTATCTAAAGCCGACTCTATCGCATATTGCGTATGAGGATCACCAACTGCTAAATTAGCAAGTGAGTTATGATCTACCCCAGCCGGAAGAACTACTGCCGTCCATGTATTAGCCACATCATTATATTGAAAATCAATCGAGCTGGAATCTACCATTGCACCAAATACTGCATCTTGAGCTTGCTCATCTGTGTATGAACCGCCGCCAGCACCTACATTATCTATGTCGAAATTTCCTGAGAATGGATTAAATTTATATCCCACTTATTACACCACAACAATATCCCAAGTGAGCAAATACGTTTTTGCTGCACTTGTATATACGAGAGTAACTGTCGCAACTGTTGTGCCCGAAGATCCACCAGTCTTAAATGAATATATCTCAGTTACGGCATCGGGTAGAGCTAAAGATCCGCCGTCCCAATTAACTGAATTTAATACTGATCCTATAGTTTCAGCAATAGAAACCCTTTGCGCCACTTCAGCATTGCCGTTTTCATTAACTAACTTATATGTGTTTTGCTGGTTATTTCTAATGTCACCTAAACGCGCCATCTATTTAACCCACTTGTAAGTAAGTAAATCAGCTCTAAACCATGCTGTTATTTTTCCACTTTTATCTTCGTAAATTTGATAATACTCAAACATAGTATCATTCAATAAATTATTTCTTTGCATTTTCTTTATAAGGTCTTCATTGGTTTTTGCCTGTATAAACAAAGGCACATTGTAGATATTTTTTACCATTAAAAAAACCTTATAAAAAAAGGGAGGCCAGAATCAGCCTCCCTAAACTTAATTATACGTTTGTGCCCAAGCTAGAAGCCGCAGTAATAACGCGAATTGCGTCAGTGTCTACGATCTTATATTGAAGGCATCCATACCAACCGATATTGACAAAACGATTTAATTTGTCAAACGGGCCAGTCATAACACCAGCAGGATCAGCACTCACAGCTTTACCAAGAGCGTTAAAGCCCAAGCATAAAGAGTGGTAAGAATCCACAGCAGCCGCACCGGCATCAGTGTTGATCGTGATATTAGCGTCTTCAACAACTTTAAAGCCGCCGAACATACCAATTTCACCACGAAGAACAGTCTCAGGACGACCATATTTATTGATGTCAGTCCATGAACCAGAACCTACGTCAGCTTTTAAATCATGAGCAACATGCGGATGTAGAACCAATACATACATGCCATCAGACAAAGGTTGAACACCAGCAGCACGAAGTTGTGTGTAGGCTTTCAAAACGTCTTCAGCTTGAATAGTATCAGCCGCAACTAGAGCCGCTTCGTTAGCTGCACCATTTGCAAAGATTTCGTTAGTAGATGCTTCACCAGCTAAAATAGCTAGTTTATCTAAAGTACGTCCCATGTTAAGACCTACTAAACGAGCAGCCGCTAGATCAGCTTTACCGCCAGTTTGTAATGACGCAAGTTTAGTACGAGTTACTACGTTACCATACTCAACAGGTGTCAATATAATTTGGCTATCTGACATAGCTTCTGAAACTGGATCATCTGCTTCAACAAGTGGAGTTGTAGCTAATGCAAGTTGCGCATACTTTGGAAAATCAATTGATTTAGCACCAATCATTTTCTTGTATGAAACGAATTGATCCATAAGACCTTGATCCGCCGCCGCGATAATAAATTGTTGGTCAAACTCAGTTATTAGACTGTTGTCTAACTGAGTGACTCCCGATAAATTTGTAGTAAATGCCATTTGTAATATCTCCTATGATATTTTGTTTAAATGCGTCCATGTTTGCGTAACACTGAATCAAGTTGAGCTTGCGTTTTAGCAGCTTTTAACTCATCAGCATAAGTGGCAACATCATTAGAGCCGCCGGGAATACCAGTTTTTGCCGCTGTAGACTTTTGTGAAAATAAATACGGACGATCTTTTTTAGCTCGCTGTATTACTTCTTTCACTTGTTCACCATTAACATTAAATTCCTCATCAACCTCAATGGCAGATAAGTCTGATAATGAAAGCAAATCACTAACATTAACGCAGCCCTCTTTTGTTGCCTCTTGTGAAAACACACTTGATAGCGACTTGTGTCCGAAAGCTCCCACGACCTTCTTTAACTTGCCCTCTAACTCTTGTATTTTCTTTTCTCTAGATCCTAGTAGCTCATCCTTTTTACCTTCAAAAGCTAACTTCTCATCTTGAAGTTTTTGATGACTCTCCTTGAGAGCATCTAACTCTTGTTCACGCTTTTTGGCTAACGATAATGTCTTTCGATATGTCTCGTATGCTACAACATCCTTGTTTGCGTTTTCGGCTTGTGATTGAGTACCTTCCGCATCGACGCCATTGGCTGACTCGATAGGCGTTCCATTGGAACCTTTTGAATCTTCTGACATATATGGTCTCCCTTTTCTATCGCTTTTTCAAGCGTTGTTTTAATATTTCATCTCGAATTGATTTTTTCACTATCGCTTTGATCCTGGCAACACCTGTTTTGTCTAGACCTAGGAATGGACGCCCATTGTCAGAAACGTGTTTTGCCACATCTTTATTACTTAGCGTTTCATATTTCCCGACTCTTTTGGTGTCAGCCACAAATACTGTGATCTGCCTTTTACTGGCTGTTATAAAATAACTAAGCGACTTCATGAGCTGACCAGTGAAAGTCAGGTTAGAAAATGTTGGATCAAAAAACTTCGTATCAACTTCTTTTAGCTTTTCATCCGGCTCCTGAGTGGCGACAACATACCTACCAGCACCTTTGCCAACAGTTCTAAATCTAACGATACCCATGCGCATTTCTTTATATGAGTTACTTAATTTTTTAAGCCTTGATTTATTATTGCCGTCCAGTGAGTAGCCGCTACGAACCATTGCCCTCACTCTTTCAAGTGAAAATATGCCTATATCTTTTAGGAGCTTTTCATCCTTACCAATGTCTTTAAAAAAAGCCTCGAGCTTAGCTAGAAGTGATTGATAATTGACCTTAGTCTTCAGTATCGGCATTTAATTTATCCAGTAGTGATAATGAAAATTTCTCATATTTTGATAATCCCTCATCTTCTTTTATAGCAATAGCTCGCTTAATATCAGGTCTGACTTCCCTAATTATTTCATATAACTCTTTATTGTTGATGCCGAAAAATGGACGCTTTGGAACCGTGTCGCCAGTATTATGATTGTACGCTTTAGCGTTCTGCTCAGGATCATCCCAGCCGATAGTTATTTTATCACCTTTGTCCTCGACAATATCCATAAGCCCAAGCATATCACCACTTAATGTCATGTTAACTTTAGATTTTGATTTACCAAACGCTTTAAATTCCATGCTGTCAGAATAAGTTTTAGAATAAGGCGACTTTAGTGGCTTACCATTAAAGCCTATACCGTCTTCAGTTCTGGTTTTTATTTTATCAATAATTAACTGCCCAATATACTGCTTTAATTCACTGGCATCAGATAAATCTAAACCTAAAAGTTTACCTAAATCTATTTCCTGAGTGACTGAATCCTCACTGAATTTCGGCTTCGCCACTTGCTACCTCTGCCTTTGGCATTAATAGTGACTTGTCCTTAGATATTTTAGATTCCATTTCATCGGCTTGTTCTTCAGTCAGTCCATAAATTGACATCAATGCTTTTTGGCGAGTGATTAGACCATTGTCGAGCAGCTTTATAACTGAATCCTCAAGCTCTATTTTTGTCTGTATTGCTTCAGGTTTTATATAATTTATTGTCACGTCCATATCATCCGGTAGTGTCGCAATTTGCAAATCAGGAATTAAATTATCAGTGCCTTGATAAATATTTGACCACTCAACTAATAATTGAAACACCTGCTCCTCTGCATAGCGCATAAGCTCAATGTCAGTCTTAGAGGCTTCAAATTTATCCACCATTGACAGCAGTCGCTCAACGCCAGAACTAAAATTCTGCGCATCAAGTTTTCCTGAAATAGTTTTAGGATCAATACCCTTAGATGTTAAAAATAAACGAAGTGACATTTCTAAGAAATCTAATCCAGATTGTAAATCGCTACCTGGATTTGCAAATTCAAAACTTGGCTTCATTTCAGGTCTGTTCGGATCAAGCTGCAAAAATATAACTTTATCAGCACCGACACAAATCTGACTCGGCTCGTTTTCACTTGAAATAATGGCTTGCGCATATCCCTGTAAACGGATGATGTTAGCTATATCTGATAATTGCACACCGAAATCTACAGCGAAATCTATAATTCCGTTACCTGATCTTATCCAGAATTCAAAATCCTTTTCACATGACACATCTACAAATGGCAATTTACCAATTGGATTTATATTATCCTCGCTAACAACTTTACCATTACCGTCCATAATAAAATTAAAGTCCTTAGTCCAGACCTCATACCTATGAAGACTAGCTTTATAATCTTCCTGATCTGCAATGCTTTGGTTGATGCCATCAGTAGTGCTATAGGTAGCATCATAAGGATTTAATTTGCTAACGCTTGTTGGGCTATTGCTGGTCAGATAATCATACTTATCAAAAATAGAAATTATATAAGCATACGGTAGTTCAGGTTGCATTTCATCAGGGATAACATCAACATGATGTGGTAAAAGTACGCGCACTTGAGGGATACCGCCACGAGGTACTACTTGTAAAATCACTTGGTCATTTAATTTTAAATAACGATTTGCTTGTAGCATTTTATTATCTACTCTTGCATATTCATATAGCTCATTTAGCTGCTCAACTTGCTGCTCAGATAAATCATCGCCAAATGTACGCTCTGGTGCCGTATTATAAATGCTAGCCAATTGATTTATAATTCGTGGAGCTAAATTTATAGAAAGAATTTTACGCATCTCACGAACTGTTTTAGGTGAAAATTCGCTCTCTAATTTATCAATAATAAATTTCTCTTGACGTTGCTTATAGACCTCAAAACGTCTTAAACTTTCCTCGCGTCTGGCTTTATTATCATCGCCATTTATTTCAGCTATGATTCTTTTCCTAACACTTAGTTCTGTTAAATCTGGATTTGCCATTTATTTATTTCCTTTATCTTTGAATCATTTTAGTTTCAGACTTGCGCGGTAGTATCGGGAATGATGCCCAGCAAACGTAACCTAAAGAATCCGAAGCATGTGTCAAAGATAAATCTTTAGTGTCTGGCAAATTGGTTCCGTCCTTATAACATACTCTTTCAAAATCATTTATTAGCTTAACACATCTATCAGAAATTAAAACTTTACCTTTTTCAAGTAGATTATTGACCGTATTATATCTGTCAGCCCTAAATGGATTTCCTCCCTGACTAGATACTTTAAAACCGTAACCTCTTAAAATCTCATGATCTGAAAAACCTCGACTAGATGTTTTAAGTGCTTTGCCAGTTGCGTCAGGGATTATGGTTAAATTTGTCCCATACCTTTGTCTAATAAGCTCAGCCATTTGATTTGTATTGCTGTCGTTAATTGATATTTCATCTATCACTTTTATTGAGTCACCGTACACTTGACACACTGACGCACTCATTGGACTAATGTTGAAATCCATACCAATAGTTAATGGCATCGTCATGTCACGCTCGAATTTAGCGACATGCTTTGATCTATCAAAGGCATAGTAAATGCGTCCTGATTGTATGTTTACAAACTGACCTAACACTTCTTGAGCGTAAATCTTTTCATCGTAACTAGACCTAAGTGTATCAACATAGCCATCGGGCAGGAATTTATTGTCCATGCTGGTAGCGCGGATCAATTCCATTTCATCAGTTTTTTTGTCACCAGCAAAGTAATCGTATAAATAATCATAACCCGATGGCGTTGTGGTAAGCCTACCTTTTAAATTATTACCAACTCTGAGTCGTCCAAGCATTACCCTAAATGCCTCTGGTGCAGCGTCGCGCATCTCGTCGCCCCAAAATTTTCCAACCTCTATCCCTCGCATGTTGTCGTAACTATCAAGGCTATATGTAAACCATTTACAGCCGCATAAATTTAAAATCCCTTTATTCTGATTGTAATCGTATAAAATATTATTAACGTCACAGAAATTAAATAGCGTTTGAAGTGTGGCATTTTGTAATTGTCTGTATGTATTGGCAGTGATTAGCCCTGGTATTTCCGGATGCTCGACACTTTCCTTTACCGCAAATACTGATCCCGCGTAACTCTTCCCACTTCCAATTCCTCCCAAAAGCAATACCAGCTTGGCTTTGGCGTGAATGAAATCATCTTGATGAGGGAGTAGTTCAATTTGTTTTCTGGCCACGAATAAACTCTAGTATTGTTCCCATTTTAGCTTCGCCAGCGAGCGCATCTTGTTCACCTTTGGCTTTAAAATATGCCTCTATGTATGCTAATTCTGCTGACATAAATAAAGTCGATACGCGTACATGATCCTTATGGGTTTTATCATTCATAACAGCCGTCATGTTTTGCATGGCCTTATTACGAAAGCGTAAAATATCTTCTAGAAATAAATCTTTATTTTTAGCCCTGGCCAATTTCTTCTCATCATTGCCGATCTTAATGGCTTTTAATATGGCCATGTCAGTTAGCCATGTGGCCACCTGATCCTCACCGTAAATATTATTTAGATATGCTCTATCAAAAGGCATATCAATCATGTCTGAAATGAATTTTAATACTATCTCTGGCATAGTCCTCAGACGTTATTAGAACACTAAATATTGTTTTTACGCAAGGCTAGGTTTTAGCAGCCTTATTGCAATATACTCTTTCTTTAACTAAACTATTACCGCCATTAGAAAAAGTAGTCCGATGCGATATCTCTTTTAATAAATAAAACCTTGGATCATCTATTTTATACTCAGATATAAACACCGGATTTACTTGATTATCCGCCCAATCAAAAAAATCTTTATGGTTAAATCCATTACCGTAATCACCAGTGCCTTTGTACGGAATATCGCAATAGATAACTGAGTTAGGCTTTATAATGACTTTGCGATAATCTAAATTAGTTAGGTCGAGCCGTTCGAGCCGTTGGAGCTGTTGGAGCTGTTCGAGCTGTTGGAGCTGTTCGAGCCGTTCGAGCTGTTGGAGCTGTTGGATGTCGATTCTACCAATATGCCTAATTAGTTTTCTAAGATACAGCCGCCTTGCCTTAATTCCCAAGCCATCTGGGAATTTATTTATCCTAAAGGTAGTTTTAAACCAATCGTCATATTCATCAAACACAACTGCCATGTGCATACTGCGCTTTGGCTGCTCTATCTCTTTTCCAAATAAATAAGAAGCTCCATCATTGCCAAATGACCAAATGATTTTAATATAAACATCTTTTTCTTTATCAGCCATAAAACGCTCACGCGTAATCCACTCAGGCTTAAATATTTTATAATTATATTTGCCAGCTATCGCATCTTTAATCAGCTCGCATAAACCAGGACGTAGTTCATTGTAATGAAACTGCTTATAAGATCTTGACCTATGTCTAAGCATATAATGACTTGCTGAAAATCCTCCGCCAAATAAATCGTAAAAATGATCGGCACTAGGGAATAATTTAGCTATCTGATCTATTATTTTTGTCTTAGATCCTTGGTAAGGCAATCCATATTTATCCGACAATTTTAGCCTGAGCCTGTTCAAAAGTCTGGTTACAATGTGGACACTCTAGAATAACTATTTTAACATTTTCTAAACCTTCATGCTCTACAACTTCGTCAAGTGGCTGAATCATTATGTCTGTATCAAGACCCAAAAGCTCAGTATCAAAACTATCACCTAAAGATGTGGCTATCTCAAGTAGCATGTCGTTGTCGGTCTCTGCTAGCTCTTGGATTTTGTTGTCAGAAACTAAAAAAGCCAGCTCAGTTGCCTCATCAGGAAAGTCTTGTAAATCTATCGGGCACTTATCCCATCCTAATTTCTTAGCAGCTTGTAATCGTCCATGACCAGCGACTATAAAACCTGATCTTTTAGATACCACTATTGGATGGCGCCAGCCTTGAAAATTCATAATCTTTGCCAGCATATCTATTTGGCGAGAGCTATGCTTATTATAGTTCTTCGGGTTTTCAACCATGTTAACTACATCTCTTAACTCAGTATAACTACATTTTATTTCCATAACGTCTAGCCTCCCTAGTATTTAATACGTCTGTCAACAATAATATGTTAAAATATATTATGAGAATAGAATCTAGCACCAAACTAATACAGGTCAGGCTTTACGATGAACATGCAGATAACTACTGCCTGTCATTTTTTATATTTAAAGACGGCGAGCGTGGCATTATATCTGGACTGAATGGGGATGATTTTTATAAAAATATAGTTACAGTATTTAAACATTTGCGCGACGATTACGGCATTAACATCATACATGGATCAGTTACCAAAACACACGCTAGACTTATCCGCATGTTTAGCCCGGGCTTTACGGTAACCTATGAACCTACCCAATGCGAAGGTAGGGCTATGGTCTGGATCACCGCTAGTCTGCTATAGGCTTTTTACTATGCAGCTTTTTAAAATAACGTAATGCTTTTAGTTCAGCTTCTTGTTCCATGTTTTTAGCAATTAGGGAGCTATTATTAGCTCTCAATACTACAATTTCTTTTATCGCATGGTCGTAATTACGAGCCATGTGCTTAAGCTGGTCTGATATATTTTTGTCTTCCATTAAAATTATTCCCCATCTTTATGCGCAGACCAGATACATTTCATATAGCCTGTTTCATCTAAATGGCTATCTTTTAAATAGTAGTTCTGCTTAAAGCATCTTTTATAGTAACAGTGCGCCTCATGATATTTACTGTATGAGTAACTTAGTCCTAGAAATGAGGTTATGATTATGCAGGTTTTCACTCAGCATCCCCTCGGTTAAATACCGAAGGACAGCTATCAAAATGATGACCATCGTTACGCCTACATAGTGGACACTCTGTAAACTTCTCAGTCAAGTGCTTGTCCCATTGTGGCTCTCTATCAAGAGTTATAAACCCATCTCTGCCGCATAGTTTACAAGTAGTTCTATTATTAGCAGGCGTTAGCCATTCGTGTTTACATTCTTTCATTTCATTTTATTCCCAAACACAAGTTGATTAGAAAAAATAAGCAAGACTACACCAAAGAATATAGAGTTATCTTCAATTATAATTCTGGCTAAAGCTAAAAGAATAAATCCAAATAGCACTTTCATTTCATTTTCTCCAGTGCCGATTTAACAATTAAAAGACTGCTACATTTTGGGTTATACTGACCGTAAGCAGTAACTCCGAAAACTGCTATTGCTGCTTCTGCTGCTTCTAAAGCCTCTCTAGCAATCGCCAGTTTATCTTTAAGCTGTGCATTTTCGTCACTGTCACCATGAGCAATATCAATAACTCTATTTAGTTCTGCCCTCAACGCCTCATTCTCTGCTTTGAGTTTTTCATAGGCAGCATATTCGATGACGTGGGTTGCGCCTTTCCCATCTGCGTTCCAACCTAATAAATCCAAATTACTTTCAACACATCTATATTGAAATGCGCCCTTCTCAATCCACCACTCACGCGCCACAGGCTCATTATGGACTGGGCAATTCCTCGCGCTTGTTTCATGACAGATGCAGGTGTTCATTCTTCAACCTCAACAACTTCGCCGCAATTATCTTTAATCAGCTTTTCAAAACAAGAGGCGCAATAACTTCTGAAATTACCATTCTCTGATACATGAATACCAACAAAGGCTCTTACCTCAGAACATTTAAGGCATCTATATTTCTTTGGTGCTAGCATAAATGTAGCGGCTGGTATAGTGCCGTCTGGTCTTAGTTCACTCATTCTCTCTTCTCCTCGCCTGTGCGGTTAGTCTGCGGCCTCATAGGTCAAGCAATGACTCAGACTCATGCTCACCCGCCGCCTTCTCAATCCTCGCTATGCACTGGTCTTTGAAGGTCATATTGATGACCCTGACCCTGACCCTGACCTTGACCATGACCCTGACCCTGACCCTGACCTTGACCATGACCCTGACCTTGACCATGACCCTGACCCTGACCATGACCTTGACCATGACCATGACCCTGACCCTGACCTATTGCGAAAACTCCTAGGGCTATACATTTTTACTAGCTCCAAAACTTTCTATAAGACTTTTTCTAACATACCAATCTTTGCAATGTAGCTTTTGAATATCCGAGTAACTTTTGTCACTCCACGCTCCAGTCGAATAAACAATTGCAGCATCTTCTAACTTCACGCACGTTTTATTTACGCCAATCAAACGACCTTCGTAAAAATATCCAGCGCACATTAATAAAATGCGACTACCTAAAAACGCCTCTAATCCTTCTTGTTCTTTTTGCTCTACTATTACTTTCACCTCATGTCTCCTTTGTTTCTAAAAGTTTTCTTGCCTCGTCTAGTGCCCATTTCGCTTCTATTTGCTGAGCTAATGAATAATTGACAGCATAGTATTTAAGTCCACCCTCAAGCACATCAACCACAGCACAAGCCAATAGGAAGCGGTCTTGCGTAACCAAGACTTCATTCATTACGCCTCTTATTGCCTGAGTGTCAGACTGTAGCCTCTCAGAGAACGTCATGACTCCTGATCCTGCACAACTGGCTTCTGCTCAACTTGCTTTAGCTGACTTAACTTCACAATCAACTCGGCTACCTCAACATAAGGACGCTTACCTAAGTAATTTAGAACTGCTATTATTGTGTCTTGGCTTACTTCAAACATATTTATCCCCTTAGTTTGTAAACTAATTAGATATACATTAAATTACGATATGTAAATAATTATTTTAATGAAGCCCTGAATCGTCAGGGCAGTCCTCTATAAATAGATTAGCTGGAAATTCTGAAACCTCGTTGACAAAATCAGATAATGCTTGGATGTATTCCTCGGGCGTCATAGCGCGTTTTGTATTTAACGTGACCATAATCTGCGTCATGGATTCGTTATATTGCAAAAAGAAAGTAATAGCGTCCTCATCATTTGGATCGACTTCATTCATGCTGCTGATTTTTTTTATCTTATGGTCACTCATAAAGTATTTGGGCTGTGTCCCTCTTTACGAGAAGAACAGCTTGTCCCACAATCTAAACATCTATACCGTTGCCGTATAGCATTTTTATTAGCCCTAACGCCAGACTTCTGAATACGCGTACTGCCACAATTCGGACATACATCTGTGTCAACCTCGTTATACATATTGTAATTAGGTATCTGATTACAAAATGGACGCAATCGCTTAAACACCTCTGACAAAACATTGACATCTTGTTTACAATATTTTGACATTAACGCCATCGCATCATCATCACGCTTCATAACCCTAGCCCATAAATCCCAGCCGCCATTTTCTAGCTTCTCTGATTTAGTTAGGAATTTAGCGACTGTGTTCAGGCGATTTTGAAACATTAATAGATTACGCTTAGCCTCTGCACATGTGTCAACATGAGCTATCTTTGGAAGTGGCGGCAAGTTGTGTTTCAATAAACGTGTCTGAATAAACTTCCAATCAAATCTTTTTCCATTATGAGTTACAACGCAGTCAGCCGTAGATATTATTTCAGATGCTGCTTTTACAAGTTGGCTATCGTCATTAACATTCTTAGCCCATCCTTTGTAATCCCAGGCGTTCAGGCAATGCGTTTTACCTTCACCATACCATTTGTACCCAAAACAGATAACGCTGTTTATAGAGGCTTTCAGAGTTAATCCAGGGTAATCAGACATAGACGGCAAATGATTCATAACCATGTCCATGTCAGGTAGTGACTCGATGTCGAATAATAATATTCTAGGTTCAGCCATCGCAATCATAGTAAATCTTAAATTACCTTAAATGATATGCTGGCTTATAAAAACTAGACCTAGCTACCATTAGGCGCGTCAGCACACCATATTATTTCGCTAATTTTAATCTCCATGCCTCGATGAAAACCTACGTCTGGCAATCCTGATGATTTATTCTGCAAAGATAACGTCTGGTCATCTATACCATCAATAAAAATCCAATCCTTATTAATTGGCTCTGCTTTTGTATAAAAAATAACCTCTCCAGTTCTTAACTTCAGTGCGTTTTCAAAGTAATCACAGCATGCTTTTGCTAATGCCGGAGGATAACCATACTCTTGCGCAGCAAGCTCAATAGGACTTAAATAAACCTGTTCTTTGGCATCATAGATAGGGCAATTTAGGTTTTTATAGAAAACGCCTTTACTAGTTCTAACTGCCAAACCATTAACTTTAAGTATTTTTCTAAACGTCTGATTGTTTATATTGACTGACTGCGCTACGGCTGCAATTACGCTAGAAATTAGTTTGCTTGAAATTAGATTACCGTCTTTTTCACTAAATCTACCTCTTACAAGCTGCTTATAAATCTCGATACCATTTTCTACATTTTTATTATTCATACTAAACCCCTTCATTTTTAAATTTTACATAGTCTTAAAAGCCTTGTTTAAATATGTCAAATCAAATATAAAAAAAAGATGTAGTGACTGTAGCCATTCATCCCTACAATCCTGTTAGTATAAATATATATATCATACCTCGTTTTTATTTTAGAATAATAATGTTTAATATAAGCCTACAGTCACTACAGTCACTACATAACCTATACTGGGCATAGCTTTAACGCACGATAGACATAATGTATCCACTATATCATGCCTACATTTAAGTATTTCATGCCAGTATCATCTCTTTTGGATAACCCACGACGCCTAATTTCTTGTCTTATCCATTGATCTTTAACTCCAGATAATCGTGCAGTTTCTGTTATAACTTGAGCCACTTCAGCATTTCCAAGATACCTAGAGCTAGTCCCCTTGAACCTGACAGCCATAAGGTTTCTATAGATGTCTAAAGCTATCTCTGATGGATCATCAGGTGTTTCAGTAGCATTATAGTGTTTTATCCATGCTTTTGCTTCATCTGACATGCGGTAATTATTTTTATATAAATGATAAAATTGCGCTAACAATTGATCGCTATCGCAATGGTCTTGATATTCCATGTTAATGTAATCCATGTCAAAAATGACATATCGCCTATTCCCAGTATGATCTTTAAAGACATTAGGGAAATTTGAGGCTGTAAATATTGTGTGATGAAACTCATATTTATCTGATTCCCTGGCGTATGCCTTTCGATAAGTAGCAGAAGCATTTGTTATCAATTCCTTAATAAAAGAAACTGCCACTTTTGAGGCTTGGTCAAACTCACCTATTACGCAAACTATCCTCCCATCAACTGCGTCATAGTTTTTTTGCTGATCTGGTGAAACATTTATTTCTGCCGAGTAATACCCGAATGGATCGCTCCACACTTTTTGTATTAATGTATTTTTACCGACACCCTGACCGCCTCTAAGAATTGTAGTCAGGTTTTGTTCTTGAGAGTCATAAACTCTTCTAAATATACCTGCTGATATGTCTTTTACAATATCTACATAAATCAAATGTTTTTGTTCATATAGTTCTTCTGTAATACCAAGTGGTATAATATTTCTTGCTGGAACTATTCTGCAAATTTTATCTAATCTGTCAATGCCGTCCCATTCTTTTATATCTATTAATAAAGATGGTTCAATCGTTTTTGCGTAAGCACACAAATGATCCTCAGTATATGTTTTATTAAAGCCGCTCGCATGACAATCTGAGCGCAAACTACCAATGTCATTAAATACAGGAGTCCATTTTTTAGAAATTTTGCCGTTAGGGCTTTTAATTTCATGTGATTTTAAAAATTTATTACTTAATAAATCAATTTTATGCTCGCCCAGAAGTACTGGAAACAATTCAAAAAAATAATCTCTATTATTTATTAATTTTTTATCACTTATGACTGGGCTAGAAATGTTTTCGCCATTTTCTTTAACGTATTGTGTACATCTAGCTATCCATTTCGCGGCATAAGCCTCAGCAGACATGTGTTTATTGTATTTAGGATCATCTAAATATGTTTTATTGTTTATTTTCTTATCGTAAATTACTAATTTTTTAGCCAACTCGTTTGGATCTATTCCTAGGCGTAGCTGTAATAAAATATAATTAAATAATTTATCATGTCGTTCCTCCCCTTTGATCTTTTGCCCAAAATTATATTGGATTGTATTAACAATAGTTCTGTCTAACTCAGGTATATCATCTAGACATTCATGTATTGGCTTACCAATCCATTTGTAATTTATAATAGAGTTTGTTTTTTTATCAAATCCATAAAGCGAGGGGGGGATAACAGTTTGTTTATGCCACGAGATTAAATCAAATAGCCTAACGCCGCTTCTATTTGGCTGATAATTAGAGTGTTCATCCCACTGATAACTCCATTTGTAGAATCTAGTCCAGCCTTTTCTGCCAACTTTAATGGCAGGTGTCGGCGGCAATAGTTTTAATATTTCAGTTTCTACGACTACCCTGTCGTCATCGAATTTACTTTTAGAGATAGTTGATTTTTTTTCATCATATTCATAATCAAAATCAAAACAAATAAGTCCTGACGCCTTTCCCATTAGAAGCCCTATGCGGTCACAATAATGATATTGCGCCTCAATCCTGTTAGCTGTAGCATCGTCTATGCCATTGTCAGCCCAATCAGCAAAACCTGGCTCTATCGGGTTTTTATTGTCGCCTACAGGCACACAATGTAATCCGTAATCTCTGTATAAACTAAAAATATCCCCAAATACGCCCATTTTCACCTCGTTGTTATATAGTTGATCTGTCACCCTATTGTAATTTTTATAGATATGTAAACACGCGTCACATAGCAACATATATAATTATTTAGTTTACATAGAAATGTAAAATATATAGCTATAATAGCAGTTGTTAGGTTGTTTGTTTTGCCCGACCAGGTAGTCACCTCACCGCTTCTGGTCGGGTATATTCATTAAAAGGATACTCATGTCACATTTCAGAAATTTAGTTAAAGGCAGACGAATCGAGCTAGAATTATCGCAGCATAATTTAGGTAAAATGCTAGGTTATCCAAATGCTCAGTTTATTTGTAACATTGAGCATGGCCGGTCTAAAATGCCACGAAAGAAATTAAAAAGGTTATGCCGTGGATTACTGCTCGACTCACGTCTAGTGGTGCAGGCGCTAACGAGTGATTATCAAAACGAATTATTTAAAATGTTAGGCATAAAAGTTATTGATTAAATCTAAATTAGCCAATTAGACTTAAACTCTATGGCTAATAATTTCTCCCAGTGGCTTTATCATACAGGCCTTTCAAATACTGAAACAAACCCGGCTGAGCTTCTCACCGCTACTGAAGTAAAGAAAATCAATTACAAATATAAAGCTATATGCACAAGTTATCGGTGTGTCGGCAAAACTGAAGTTGGCCACAAGCCGCTTGATGTGCCGAGGCATACCGTTGATTGTCCTACATGCGGGTCAGTTATTTTTTGGGAGCGGTACGTTTGAACCCTAAACACGCCATTCTAATAAATTCGCTAAGGCTACCACTGGCGTGAATTTCTGCCAGCGCGGTTACTTGAGCTAATTCATCATTTGTAATTCTAGCCCTGATCGTAACTGTTTTATTTAATAATTTACTACGCATTTTTTACCTCTAAATCTTTAAGGATCAATTTTAGTTCATGAATAGCTAAACCCAATGATAGTATAAATTCTATATGTACAACGCCAATATCACCGCGCTCTATAGATTTATAAAAATTAGTAGCAACTTTTAATTCATTTTCTATTTCTTTTTTGTTCATACTAAGTATTCTCCTCAATTTTCATTTGAACAAATACTTCCATGCATGCCTGCAAAAACTCTAAATGGTCTTCGTGATTTTCTCGCATACCTGCGCTGTCCAGACAAAACTCCTGAAATTCATTTGTAATTTCTTCTATAAATTTACGAGCTTTCGCATCTTTTCTTGCGGCATCCATCCCTTCTTGTGCTGGATTGTAGTTTTTCATATTTTAACCACTTCCTTTTCGTAGTCTTGAAATTTTAAAACGCAACCTTTTAACAAATAAATTTTGCCATCAATGTAAATAAATATTTTTCCGCCTAAATCGGTCGTGGCTTTTGAAAAATCACCGCCTACAAACCAAGAACCGTCAACTTTTTTAGCCGTTGTACGAATCACATTGCCGTTAGGCATTTGAACATCGCATTGGTATATTTGCTCGCCCATATTATGCCCCTCTTTCTTTTTTTGATTTTTCCCACTTTAGCATTAGAGTTAATTCTTCGATTAACGCTTGAAGCTCGTCTCCATATCTATAAACTGCTGGGCTATTTTCTCCGTATTGTTCTTTCAACATTTCCACTTTTGCTGATAATTTTTCTATTTTATTTTGTATTTGTTCTTTCATTTTAATCCTCCTGGATCGCTTCAATCTAACTAACTAAATACAGTACCAGTGTACCACATTTGTGGCACAAAGTAAACAATTATTTTTATTTACGCCTCAATTTGATAAAATGCCTTTATAGTCATTGTGGTAGATATGGCGGCAAATATAGTGAATTTAATGCATTTTGATAAGGTATTTAATACATTGAATTTGACTATATATTAGATAAAATCACCCTACCAATAGGGGGAATGTATGAAGAAAATTATTTTAATATCAATAGCAATGTTAGCAATGAGCCATGATGCTTTAGCGAGTGGCAAATTATCTTTACAGGGAAATGTTTATCAAGACACTGGTGCTGTAAGACCGGCGGCGGGTTTTTCTATTTATCAAAAGCTGATGAAAAATATTGCTTTCAATGGCTACCTTGGAATTGGAGTTGAGGATTTCCAAGATAAAAAAGATGTTGTGTGGCAGGTGGCTAAAGCTGAAGTAGATTTTTATAACGGTTCATGGACTATTGCACCAGGAGTTGCTCTAAAAGACACGTATGATTTTGGCGTTGAAGTTAGATCATATGGATATGTTAAATTAGAGAAAACTTTGTGGTAAATGTATTTACCCAAATCGCCAAATAATATACAAAAGTTTTTATACTTAGATAGCGGCAGACGTGATTTATATTCATTGTCTGCGCTATCGACAATACTGCTAACAGTCGGTATGATTTTATTTATTAAATCAAATCCTGCATTTGTGCCGTATTTAATATTTTCTATATTAACTATCATCTACTTGCTGCTTACTTATGCTGTCGGAATATTTGGCGATGATTTTAATTTCGATAGGCATGTTGGGCTTATCACGCGCTATCATGTGCCATCAGCTAATGAAGAAATAGATATTTTGCTACCAGTATGTAATGAGCCGATAGAGCTGATTAGAAATACATGGGTCTATGTTTCAAAACTTGTTGAGGCGCATGAGGGTAAAATAAAAGTATATGTGCTAGATGATGGTCACTCAAAAGATGTAGAAAAGTTAGCCGAAATTTTTCAATTTAATTATATAGATCGCGGAACAAATGAATTAAAAAAGGCGGGGAACCTCCGTCATTCGTTTACTAAAACAACTGCACCTTTTTTTATTATATTTGACGCCGATTTTTGCCCGCGAACTGATTTTATTATAAACGTGATGCCATATATGTATGTTGATAATTCTGTTGGCATTGTGCAAAGCCCTCAGTTTTTTGAAGTTACAAATGAATTAACTAGGGTGCAAAAAGGGTCAGCAAGTGTGCAGGAATTATTTTATAGACTGATTCAAGTATCACGCGATACGTTCGATGGTGCGATATGCGTCGGCAGTAATGCTTGCTATAGAAGATCAGCACTCGAACAGTTTGGCGGCACATCGGCCATCGGGTTTTCTGAAGACGTTAGAACTGGCTTCAGGCTCGCAGCAGTTGGCGGTAAAGTTAAATATATCCCAATAAACTTAGCAATGGGCACATGCCCTGAAAATTGGAAATCTTTTTTTACGCAATACTATCGCTGGTCAATGGGTTCACTTGACTTGATGTTGTCAAAAGAATTTTGGGCAAAAGGCATGAGCGTAATGCAAAAGATTTGTTACTTGTCTGGCATGTTTTATTATTTAACAACAGGCCTATCTGTGATATTCGCCACTATACCATCAATTTATCTTTTGATATTTCATCCTGAATATATTTATTGGTTCAATTTACTTTTCTCTATCCCCAGTCTTTTTCTATCAACAGTTTACATGAAATACTGGCAGAAATTGCCGTATGATTTAGACGTTTTGCGCGTCCGGCAAGTATCATTTTATGCACATATTTATGCACTTAAAGACATAATCATGCAGACGGCAGAGGCTTGGATTCCGACCGGCGGAACAAATAACTCGAAAAGGTATCAGGATTTCATGAAATTCTATGCCTTTATAACCATATTAACACCCATAATTACCCTATCTATGGTCATATACCGAATTACTCAAGGCTATAACTATATAAATTTTACAATTCTTGTGGCAATTACCATATTTAATGCGTATATACAGCTCCCTGTGCTACTAGATTTGTACATGGGGGAGTGTAGGAATGCTGAAAGCTATAGTAAGTTTGCCAAAAGAATATGGGGCAAGATCAATAATTTTAAAATTTTCTAGTCTAGCCCATGCCTATATGATGCTAGATTTACATTTTAAAAACATGCCTTTTACAATACAAACAGAGGAACAAAATGCAGATAAGACAAAACTTCACAGACGTGAATGGCAGAAATGTTACAACGGAGTGGTCTTCACCGATGATAACCGATCCGAAGCTGCGGCTGATCCTGTACGCTAAATCATTTGGCGATGATATTTATAACGAATGGTATAAAGTCCAATTCGATCTGCCTGACCATAATGCTAAATGTGACGCATTGATTGATATTTTAAAAGCTAAAAATATTAGTACACAAATCTAGTAAAACGCTATACATATATAAATCAATAAACTTTAATTCATGTGAGGTGAATTTATGTCTTTAATTAAAAAAGCAAAACGTAGTGAAGCGTATTTGAAAATGGCTGTGTCAGGCGCAAGTGGTAGTGGCAAAACTTATAGTTCTCTTCTTTTAGCCAAAGGTTTCATGGGGTCATTCGATGAGGTTGTGGTTATTGATACTGAAAATGGTTCTGCAAATTTATATGAAGACCTAGGCTGTTATTCAGTATTGCCATTTGAAGCACCATTTGAACCACAAAGATATGTTAAGGCCATTGATTATTGTGTTGCGCAGGGGTTTAAATTTATTATTTTAGATAGCGGAACCCATGAGTGGGAAGAGTGTCTAAAAATACATGCTAAATTGGGAGGCCAATGGAAAGACTGGAATACAGTAACACCTATGCACCAGGCTTTTGTTAATTCAATATTACAAAGCAAGGCTCATATTATTTGCACCCTTAGATCAAAACAAGAAACTGCTATGGTTGAAAAGAATGGCAAAAAACAGGTTGAAAAATTTGGCCTAAAAGAAATTCAGCGTGAAGGTTTTGAGTATGAAGTTTCATTAAGTTTATCAATTAACATGGATCACATGGCAGTAGCGTCTAAAGATCGCACTGGACTATTTTCAGATCCAATACCTTTTAAAATCACCGAAGAAACTGGTCGCTTAATTAAAAATTGGAATATGAACCAAAAACAATAAACAAAAGGAGTAATAAATGAGCTTACAAAATCTATGGGATTCAGCTAAAATTGATACCCCACAAACTGCTACTAAAGAACTAGCACCAGTGCCGACTGGTACTTATATGGCGACAATTGAACGAGCCACACTCGATCAAACTAAAACGCCTAATCAAGTCAGCATCTGGTATAAAATTAGAGGTCAAAATGAACATTATGGCAGACTTATCTTTGCTAACTTTTCATTTAACGAAGTTGGTGCAGCGATTTTAAAAAAAGAACTAATGAAACTCGGCGCACAAGCTGACATGAAAATGGATACACTTGGAACATTTTTAGATTCAACTGTTGGTAAATCTGTTGAGGTATATGCTAAACACCGCACATATCCTAAAAAAGATGGCACAACAGGCGACGCGCATAATGTTTATATAAATGATGTGGCTGATTTGAGTAAAGAAATTCTAGCTGCAGTAGTTCAAGCCGATGAAAGTCTGCCGTTCTAATGGAAACTGAATTAGCTAGAGCCGAAAACAAGATGCTTCAATATTTTTGGAAGCTAAACCTTTTACTAGAAAGAGTTGATGCCCTCCATAATCACAATATAAGTCCACTAACTGATAAAATAGATGAATTAGAGAAACAAATAACTCTTTTGTCGCAGCGTGAAATTGCAATGGGCAAAAAGTTAAAGAAATTAATTTTAGCTACAAACGAAGCAACTTGTGATTAAATTGCTCCGCTCTCGGTAAAAAATAAACCTGAGAATGTAACATATCTTTCATCACAGCAACTTGAAATCCCTATCGGTGTTGAGTCATTGATAGGGACAATAACTCGCCAATCAAATGAAAAATCAGGATAAATAGTTCTAGCCACTACAGCCACATGCTCCCTGCATTTAGGGCAAATAAGAATTGTACCAGCTTTTATTTCTCTAGAATTTAAATTCATGATCTAGCATTTCCCTGGTGAGTTTTGATTTAGGCAGCAGCTCTTCTAAATACCGCTTAGCATGTGCCGGATGATCGGCGAGATTAGTCCACCTAGAATAAATGCTATCGAGCAAAACAGCAGAGTCAACGCAAACAGCAAAAGCGCCCAGTCGAATTTTTCTGAGGAGAAAATCATATTGATGCGGCTTAAGAGTCGATAGTTTGCCTGCCGCTTTAAGTTCAATAAATATTGCCTTACCATTGGTGTCAGTCCCAACAATGTCAGAAAATCCGGCTTCTGTTTGTCCTCGCAAATATCTTCCGGCTGATCTTGAATAGACGGCTTTTGATTCGACAACTGAAACGTCAAATCCTTTTTCTTTGCACCACTGTGTGACCGCTTTTTGGACTTCACGTTCCGGCTCGCGATTTGACGTTTTGTGCTTTTTCGGTTTTGTTTCACGTTTTAACCCTGCACTCTTTCTTAAATAGTTTTCTAACGCTCGTTTTGCGCTCAAACTGGCCACCTAAACCCAAGTAAATTTGATTTAGAATATTCACTCATGTTAACCATATTGCTTTGGTTGCCGCCTAAAATCATAATGTGGGTTTTAGTTTCAGACACATAAAAACCCGCATGGCCGCCAACATTTCCACGACTGAAAACAACTATACAACCAACACGAGGCTTATCTATTTCCACTCCCCAATTTAAAAAATCTTTAGCCCATGCTGATCGAGTTGAAACTATACCGGCCTGCTCTAAACACCAGCATACAAATGCTGCACACCAAGGCGTATCCTCGGTTTTAGCTTTTAGTTTTGTCACTAGATGGTATTGAAGTATTCTAGGGTTATCTCCGTTTGTGGTTTCAATAACGCCTATTTCTTTTTTAGCAATTCGTAACCACTCTGGCATGTCATCTGGTAACGTCACTCGCAAATCCTTTTTCTTAAATAAACTTACAAACCATAATTTAATTTTATAAAATAAATTTACCATGAGATTAAAATATATCCCGAGCCGCCTGCTCCGCCAGCCATACCGACTGCACTAGATGTACCTCGACCGCCGCCGCCGCCGCCGCCAGCACCTGAATTTGCTGCTCCAGATCCGCCGACTGTTAAAGAAGTACCGCCTGCGCCTCCATTACCTCCAACAGTTAAGCATGAACCGCCGCCGCCGCCGCCGCCAGCCGTATTGGTAGCTGTACCGCCTGAGCTTTGTGATGAAATAAAAAATGATCTTGAACCTGTTGCGCCAGTAGCGTTACCAGTAGCACCGCCGCCGCCACCGCCGCCTGATCCGCCAGCGTAAACGCCTGTTGCGCCGCCAGCACCGCCAGCGCCTTTCATCGCGTAACCGCCTCCGTCACCGCCAACTCCGCCAGCACCTAATAATGTTCCGCCTACTCCACCGATGCCGCCTGTAGATAATAAAGAATATAAACTAGAAACTAAAGTTGTATTTCCACCAGTGCCGCCTGTACCGCCAGCGCCACCGCCAGCCGTTCCAGCAGCACCAGCCGTTCCAGCCGCACCGATACCTACTGTTAAAGTCTCAAGTGGAGTTACATTTAAAATAGTACAAATATTATCGCCGCCTCCACCGCCACCGCCGCCTGATCCAGCATTAACGCCAGTACCACCGGCACCGCCGCCGCCGCCGCCGCCGCCACCAACTAATAAAACACTTATGCGGCTTACAGACTCAGGCACTTGCCACGTACCGCTTGCAGTAATAGCTTCATACTGACCAGCTAAATCAATAAGAGCATTTATGTTTGCACCTATTTTATTAAAAAGTTGTTCACTCACTGATGCGTCAAGGTTTATCTCGATATCATTTAATTTACTAATATTTGAAGCTATGTCTGCCATATTTCCCCTAACTCATTTGGTACGGCATATTGCCGTCACCGAAATTATTATCGCCATCACTCATTGCTGCATAAACTAATTTAACGTCATCCGTTTGATTATCATAGTCACCTAATTCCATTATGTAACCAGCTACAGGAGTGAACCCCAAAGAGCTACTAACAGTGATAGTGTTACCAGCGATAGAGCTAATATAACTTGTGCCAGAAACACTAAAATCACTACTATGAATTTTAACAAAACATCCAACATAATTTATCCACTTTTTATATTCAGCCGTTCCATATCTAGTAGTGTTGTAACTCGGATCAAGCACAAAAGTCGTATCGCTTGATCCAGACTTAACTATAGATGCTGGAGCTATTAAGCTATATCGTGACGTAAGACCGAAATTGCTGTCAAGTAAATCAAGTTTTACTTCAGCTTTACTTATATTAAGCGTTTTATTTATGACCTCAAATAACCTCTTAGCACCTGATCTGGTCGCTGAGTTAATATCGCTTAGTTTAAGTGAAGCCATATCTACAATTACTTTATCACCGATCTCTATATCAAAACCAATAGAGCCAAATGCTACAGCAACTGATTTTATAAATTCAGCCGCAAACTTATATTTAGTTAGCCGTCTTGATGCCGCTTGTGTCGCTAGATTTAAACCTGATAGCTCAGTCCTAAAACCTTTAGCATCTATTATTAATGGCTTATTACCTACAGGGATTTGTGTGACAGACGTTCCGTCAATGGTAACATAACCAGAATTAAATTTATCCTCTAATGCGTCTTCATCGTATTTATAAACAACACCATTAAAGAAGTTTTTATTTATACTTCGACTTACTGTTAACGATGCTGCATTTGTTACGTTACTAGCATCAATTGTTTTAATGTTTGAGCCTGGTATCGGGCCTTGATGTATGCCTACTGAGCTTTGCGCATTTCTAGGGATACTAAACATTGATAAGGGATTATATAATTGCTCAGCTAAAAACTCCATACCATTTTCTATAGTGTCTTTTATGTAAATTCGCATATCAGCACTAGAAATATATTTAAGCTGAATATCTAAATGCTGTGCTATGTCCACTTCATATGGAGCCATCGCAAGCCCATCGCCAAGTGTATCGTACTGACTTCTAAATGAAATTGTCGCAGCACTTCCAGTTTCCTCAACAAACGTCACGCCATCTACTACTATGTAATATCCATTATCTGTTTGAGTAACCTCAGTGATAACTTTATTGGTGACGTTATTGGCACCATTTGATGCGCCTGTAGTAGTTATAAAGTCGCCAGCCGTAACATTATATTCCTGCACTAAATTAATTAGGCTAAAAAATATAGAGTTAGCAATAGTTGTCGCGCCATCAATTCTAACAAAATTAGTTACATCCACACCAGTCACATAATTACCATTGCGACCGGAGAGCATAACTTTAAGAGCTAGGTCAATGGCGTTACCTTCTAAAACTAAAAACGCATCTACTGTCGCACTGTCATCATGTGCCGCTGCTACAGTGCCTAGTTGCCCTCTTGTCATGCTAGTAAATGTTGTGCCAGTTGTGCCAGTATAGCGAATTATCTCATCATCTATACGCACATATAATTTTATAGTTGTATCTACTGATCCGTTAGCACCAGTGTAAGGAGATAAAAACGATGTAGTTGAATCAACTGTTATGGTCGTAACCGAATCATTTATCGCACCATTTAATTCAGTTGAGCCTTTAATAAATGCCTTAGACCTTTTTCTAGCGTCCTGAGATATTTTAAAAACTACTAAACCTTGCTTTGCTTCAACTGTATCTATCACGCCACGAAATATAATTAGGTAATCATCTTTCCATCCAGTGTTAGCAAAACCGAGCCATATACGGCACTGTCTACCTAGCACATCGGCCACTACTTCCGCTGGAGTTATGAGGCGTGTGATTTTAGAATTAAGGTCAACCAGCGCAACACTAAATGTCGTTAGTGATTCGTTCGTTCCTCGATCTAAATTTAACGTCTGACTTATTTCATTAGACGTTTCTTTAAAGCTAATTAAACTTTCCTGTAACTCTAAATCAGTATATCCACCAATAACGATATCAAGATCACCAATTACAAAATCACCTATGCGCGTGTATTTCTTAATTGGCACTATGCCGTAAAGTGTCTCAACTCCGTCTATTTCAAATACTATTTGTGGAGTTAGTAGACTTGATTGACTTGCAGCTTGTGCCGCATCGGTTACACTAAAAGCCATTTTTGGCTTTCTTATCTATGGCTTTATGTAGCTCCGAATGATGTTTTTTAATTGTTCCAAAATCATCAGGACTAGCACAAATAAACCCTGTCATTTCCGATACTGACATATCATACTCAGGTTTAGCTTTTTTAGATGGGAAGCAAGTAGCTTTATTGTTATTAACAATGGCGCACAGATAAATGTCTGGCTCAGTTATTTTACATCTTGTCGTTAAAAGTGCCATCAATGAGATTACGACTAGCATCGCGAATCTTTTTTTCTTCGTCATCACTTATAACCCCATCTTTTTTAGCGTCATTTACAGCATCTTTTAATTCAGAAATTTGGCCATCTACTTTTTTCTCAAACTCTTTTTTAGCAATAAAGATAGACAAAACCTGCCAGAACCAACTGGCAAGTTTCGTAACTAGTATCGTTCCGATTTTACTCAGCACACTTACTAGTAAATTCATATTATACTTTCGGCTCTAGTAATTTATCTAGACCTTCAGAGACGCCTTTTTCAAGTAGTGGCCAAAGCATTGCAAATGCAGCGTCATCAAAAGAATTGCTAGAATCTTTTACGATTTCTTCTAACTTAACTTTTACGATAGCCATTACGTCTTCACAAACAAGACCTTTTACGTCGATGCGCTTGAGCAAAATTGCTCCGATTTCTTTTCCGTCCATTTTATTCCCCTTTATTTAGTGGTGATTCTTTCCTCTATCCTAATTACTCTTTCACGAATATCAATTAGTAAATCCCTAGTCTGGTCTATTTTTATGTCCTGCGCTGCATTAGCCGACTGAGCAGATAAAGTAATCGAGTATATTGTAGAAATCCAAAATATAAACCCGACTAATATCGGTATTGATGCTAACACCGCGAATAATGGAATGTTGGTTTTGCCGTCTATTTCCATTACGGAACCCCAGTGCAAATTATATGAAAGTCATTATCACTTGCTGCGCCTGTATTTGACGTAAAAGTAGATGCCCTTATTGCTGATGTGGTTAAATCTGCGTTAGTAAAATTACACACCTGAGCTGCTCCACCTTTCGCCGAACATGTACAGACTGGCGCGACAGTAAATGTTCCAGCAGTTATGTTTATTGTCGTGTCACCAGTTCCGTTATCAGTTAATGAGCTGATCCAAGATCCAGTTTGCCGAGAGATAGTTGGCGTCCCTGTATTTGCTATAAGTGCTGAAACTATTTTAACCACACCAGGGCTTGAGCTAACCACACTATTAACCAGAAGTGGCATTGGTGTATTTTGTGTCACTGGATAAACTTCCCAGTGTATGTCGCGCTGACCTTGTGTAGCCGATGCGTCAGCTAGAACAGTCGCCGCAGTAACAGTGCCAGATATATTAACTTCATTCATAAGCCGCAATGTTTTTTGACCACTAGATGAAAATTCAAATGTCCCACAAACTCTTAATGGATGATTCAATAATTGACTTGCAACACGATGCTCTGTGCCTACGCGAGACTTACCTTCCTGAGAAATAGTCTGCGCGTTATTTGGCGTCTCTACTATTTGAAAAGCTCCATCCCATGAGCCGCCAGCTCCGTTATTTATTTCTATCCCAAAAGATGCGCAAGCGAGTACCGATCCAGCTACGGGTAAATTGAAAACAACTCCTACGCTTTCGCTACCTGCCGAACACGTTAATCCACTTGATGAGTTAGTAGTTGAACATGGTATTTGAACACCTATAGAGCCAGTGTTTTGAGTCATAGTCAAACTACCGTCAATTATCTCAGTATAAGAAGACCGGCTAGATGTGCCTATATCAGGATTCCCGCCACTGATATTCGCGTCAACTCTCCACGGATATACATCAGGTCTATATGCTGTTTCTGATGTTAGTGGAAAGCGTTTGAGCGTAATTGTAGCCGGTGCGCCCATCTGGTTAAAATCTAGTGCGCAATTTCCAGCTCCACCGACACGCCTCCACTGAAAGAAAACGTCAGATTGTGTCCCACCAGTCGTATTTTCAAAATATCCGCTCATAGACGTTTTATCTAATTCCCCGTCTACTACCGCTCCTTCTTGAGCTACTTGAAGATAATCTAAATCTGCGGTTACGGCACCGCTTACTTTCATGTAGCCCTCGCAAGCAGTACCAGAGGCTCCCCTAGCGCGAAGTGGCCAGTTTGCTATAACTTCATATTTACCTGGTGGAAGTTGAGGCACTCGCAATCTAAACTCACCAGAAACTACGGTCGCAGCACCAGATGCCACAAGCCCTGTTGTACAGTCAGAATCTGAAGCTACGTCTGCAACTGCTCCGCTCGTTGTTGTTGGTGTACAATTAGTAACCGGAGTTAATTTTAATGCTGCATAAATTTCTGCTTGTCCAACTAATCCAACATTATATCCTTCAGCAGCACCCAAGTAACAATCATCTATTGAAACACTAGGTTCATCTGCTGCTACCGACTTAAGCCGTAAAGATATATTACCAGAGCTAGGAAAAATAAAATTAGCAGAGTTGCGCGTAGGAGTCGTAGAAGACACAATACTAACGCTTGATAAAATATTCGTGCCATCGTAAGCCTCAATCGTATGTGTTGCTGTTCCACTAGGCGTAGTTACCAAACATGTCGCCACACCATTTCTGCCGTACATACCAACAGGTATCGCAACAGCCGTACTAGTTAAGGTCTGTGCAGCACTTCCAGAATCCCAAGTGGCGTGAACAAGACCTATCATTGGGCTAGTTGTAGTAGTCGCAAATGTTCCGCCTGATGCAGTCCATTTTGCTTTAGCACTTTCATATCCACCATTAACGAGTAGATTTTTATTAAATACGTTTGCTTTATCAACTTCGTTAAGTGTTGCATAAGACGGTAGAGAAAATAGTAAAGCTAATATTATTTTTATCATGAGAATGTTACCTCGCAGGCGTCTGGGATTAATTTAATTACATCTGCAACCGTAGAGCTGCTTTCTTTTATTTTTATCTTAATTAGGTCGCCAGCACTTATCGCTACGGCATTAATTTCGCCGATTGAACTTGAAATATCTAGAACAATTTTTTGTGGCTCTAAGTCATTTGACGATGACATTGTAATTGCTGCGTTTGTAGTTGTTCTTTGATTTGTAAGAATAGTCGCAGCGTCAATCTCTGACCTTATCAGTGTCGAAACAGCATTGATAAGTGCATTTCCGCTTGTGCTGGCGCAAGTCCAAAGTATTCGTAAATTTATCGGAGAGCCTGCCGTATAACTATAAGGAACACGAATTGCTAAAAACAGTTCTTGAGATTGACCAGGTTCAAACTCATAAACTTCCATTTCGCTTTCAAAAGTTTTAACAGGGGAATTTGCACCCTCGACTATTCTTAATGCGCCTCCGCCTCCACCACCTAGACCTGTAGGAATTTGTGAAGCAGTTAATTTACCCGAACTATCAAGCTGAGCTATCCCACTATTTGCACCAACTGCCGCAGTTAAAGCATCAGCCCTAGCAAATAGGCTATTGTTACTCGCTCCGATTGTGTTTGATGTCCATGTAGGAAGTAAGTCTTTAGCGGTGTTTATAACTTTACCTAAAAAAGAATTTAAAGAATTTAACTCTCGCTGCACCTGCGTAATAGTAGAACCATTAGTCACATCAGCATCAGCTAGTTCAATATTTGCCGCAATACTATTATCAGTAGTTTTAGAAACAAATGCAGCATTAAATACCGCCGCCGATGCTGGTTGATTATCAACTACGCTCATGTTGTTACTCTCCATTTAAGTTTACCAGTTGTGTAAATGCCTGGTAAATTTCTACCTGTTTCTTCTTTTAACTTATAGCCAGTCGCTTTAGCATTATCAGGTGTTGAATCTAGAATTACTTTATAAAATGTAGCAACTGTATTTTCATCCGGCATAAATTCAATTTCTCCACGCTTAATAGCAAACTGCATAAATGTATTTGCATTAGCTACGCCATTTGGATTATTTTTAATTACTCTGCCGTCCATTGCAAGATCAGTTATAAACATCATGTTAAATTCTAAGTATTGAGTATCACCAAATGATATAACCTCAACTAGCCCTGTCGCTGATACGTTTACACTTGCTTCATTTTTCTCAAGCCAATTAGTCGGAGCTGTATAATCTTGTAACCAAAACTGAGGCTTATATTCACTCCCCGATGCACTATCAGATGTGTATGTAATAACACCAGTTAAATCGACTGATCCGGTGAAACCTAACATATCATAAATTCCTATAGTGGAATTTGTACCTGAATTTATTAGTATTGAATATGTGCCGCTATCTGCTGCTATCGTGAATGTTCTAGCTGATCTATTAAATGTTACAGTATATGTTTTTGAACCAATTGCGTCTAATTGCAGTTTTAATTCTGCCGCTAAATCAGTTGGCGTATAAATACCAATGTCTACAGTAGCAGTTAGGTCACTAGCACCTTCGTTAAAGTCGAATTTATTATTGGCCGATGTTATTTCATAGCCATAATAGAATTTTGAAAAAGTACCTAACGCCATTATGATGTCACCACTTTCGTACCAGTTGCTTCAAATGTGTCCGATAATATCTGAGCTATTTGTCTGCCTACGCCTACCGGATCAAGTACTGTGCCGCCTACGTCTATTTTTACGTTAGTGCTTTTTTCCTCTATAGCTGGCGCTCCACTTTCAGCCGTAGACGCTGGTAGTTCACCAACTGATCCACCTGCACCGCCACCGCCGCCTGCCGGACTAGATCCACCGCCGCCGACTGCTGATAGCACTCCACCAAAAGCTGCGAGAGCCGAACCTGCGCCAATTAGTCCAGGTGCAAAACCTGCTAGTAGTGGATCGAATGAATAACCGATACCACGAAGAATCATCGCCGTACCTTCAGCTATTGCCGCTTGCCCAATAGCACCTATCATAGCCTTAGCAAATGCCGCTAGTGCATTTTCACCAGTCACTAGAGCTTTACCAAAAGCCGCAAACCCAGATCCAACAGCATTTCCTAAACCTTGTTTTGCCGCTTGTCCGACCGCAACGAAATCTTTTGTTAATTGTTCTTTCGCTAAAACTGATCTTGCTGCCAAGTCACCAACTTTAGCAGATGAATAATCTACTGCCGACGTAAACCCTTGCACAAATCCGGCAGACATATCGCTTATAGAAATTCCAACTGCCGTCATTGCTGGCGCAACTGTATTAACAATTGTAGAACTTAATTCTATTAGCTTGCCATTTGTTGCAGTAACTTTAGTGATTAAATTATCAAAAAATATGCTTGCGCCTGATTCCTCAGAAAACTTAGCTTTTGTTTCATCTATTTTAGCATTTATGTCATCGAGCTGTTTATTAAATGATGACGACAGACCTGCCGTTGTTAAAACTTTAAACGCATACCATGCTTGCTGTGCGCGTAATGCCGCCAGCTCAAATGATAAACCTATTTGTCTAGCGGACTCTAATCCGGCTTGCGCTATAACTGAGAAATTTATAATTAAACTTTTAAACAAATCCTTATCGCCAAATGATTTTGCGAGTGAGTCAGAAATTGTACTAAATAGTTTTGCAATTTCATTAATTGCCGCCGCTATTGCTGGCGACCTTACAACTTGTAAACCAATTGTTTTAAATATATCTCCGAAAGCATTTTTAGCTTTTTCGATTGATCCTGAAAATGTCTGTGCTGCCGCTTCACCTGCGCCGCCAAAACGTGACTCTAAAGTTTTTAATACGTTAGCAAATGTTTCTGTATCGTTTGAACCTTTACGGATTTCAACTCCGTACCTAGCAAACGCCGCTATATTACCATTAGCAGATTTTCCGACTAGCTGTGCCGCAGTTTCTAGATCAATCCCAAGAGCACTTGCTAAATCTAAACTTGCAGTAGTAGCGCGTTGCAATTCGCCTGAACCAAGGCGACCAATAGTTTGAATTAAAGCACCAGCAGAAACCACTTGGTCGTCACTGAATTTAGTTGTCTTTTGTAAAGTATTTGCAAACTCTAAAAACGATTCACTTGCCTCTTTTGAAAACTGACCGCTAGTTGCTAGTGCAACATTTAACCTATTAACTTCTGTTTGATAATCACTTGCTGCTTCAATAGATTTTTTTGCTATCACGCCAGCTATGGCAGCGCCAGCCGCTAAAGCAATGGCTGTAAATTTGGCGACATTTGCACCTATGCTAGTAAATGATTTGCCTAAGTTACTTTCTAAGTCATCGCTTAATTTTTTAGAATCTTTTGAGATAGTAGCGAAGCCCTTTTTAATAGAACCATCGTCTAAAACTATCTCAATTTCTATTTTTTCGTCATCAGCCATATTTCATATTCTCAGCTATTCTTTTTGCAAATTCTTCTATACTTAATACTGCCTTATCTTTTTCAATAAAAATAGATTTACACTTTTTGTTTAGTGACTTATAAAACTTCTCCCTGTCGCTCTTTTTCATAGAGGTATAGCAAGCCACATTTATTAAGTTTAGTTGTTGGGATGCCTCTATAGAATCAATAGCTAGCCAATAGTCTTGGAAAGTATCGCCTATCATGTTTTCCATTTGACTATCTGAGAAATGATAGAAATGCGCCATCTTTGCCTTTTTATAGGCAAATTCATCTATTTTTTTTTATTGGCTGAAATTATTGTCTCTGCAATTTGTGTCATGTGATCTATTTCTAGATCGTTAATTACTTCTTTATCTAAACCAAGGCTTACGAAAAATTCCGTAAGCCTCTCGATTGATTCTTCATGATTAGAATTATCTTTAACAGAGGTCTGGAACCCGATAATCTCGCGAACTGTGGGTCTACGCATTTCATAACTTTTTCCGTAGATGTTTATTTTATAAACGGTGCGCTTAAATTCTAGTTCCATTCATTCCCCTATTAAGCAGTTAGCCCTGCTTGTGTATGATCCCCGAACATAAATAAATTTATGCCCGCAGCCTTGCTTGTGTCAATATAACACTTAAACTCTATTTCCATTACCTCTGGATTTTCGCCAGAAAAAACGATTGAGTTAATAAGTGGGTATGCTTTCCACGCGCAAAAATCGCGGCTGTAATCACTGGCACCTAACGCTACAGGATGCATAATCAAACGTCCAGCTTGTACAATAGTTGACAAACCTTGTTTAATATTGCCCCATCCATAAACTGTAGATGTAGCACCGGCAACTGCGCCGCCAGCCGTTCCTGAAAACATAGCTTGGCGAAGTGTGTTGTCACTCTCTTTAAGTGTCAAACTAATGGTAGCGTTAACACCCTGACGTAAGTCAGCGAGCAAAGTTGTCCCCGTCTGATGCGAATTTAATTCCAGTGTAGATTCCTCCAGCTCAACGGAAATATCGCCATCTAAATATCCGAGATATACGTCTTTCCCGTCAGATACTTGTGTGTATGAAATATACGCACCAGCATCGCCAACTGTTGAATCAGTGCAAACACCGTAAGCTGTACGGATTGATGTAACAACTAGACCGTCTATTGTGGCGTCAAATCCAGTCGCTGCTGCTACTGCAACCTGAAAAGCAGTTGCGATAGTAGTAGCTGATGCGCTTGCAGCGTAATCAACAGAAATAGCTGTGCGACCGCCAATTGCCGGATCAGTATCGGTATTGTTTTCATCGAACCATACATAAAACCCAGTTCCAGCAGCGTTATCAATTAACACATACTTTCCACCAAGCCCGGATGCAGTAGCATTTGTGAAATTCCATGACTCTGATTCATAATCGCGCCATGTGCAATCCATCGGCTCAATTCTAATATTTTCTACAGTTCCCATGTCTTAATTCTCCTAAAGTTAAAGTTATTTAAAAACCTAAAAAGGTTTTTGCGTTAAAATTGATTTCCACTAAAACTGCATTGTCATTTTGTAAAGTTAGTGGGCTAACTTTGACAGCAGCAGGTACAACGTCCTGAATAGCAGAGCCAAGTCTAGCACTCGGAAGTAGGATTTCCGAATATATATCCTCGACAACTGTATAGGCGTCATCAATCGCACTTACTGGATCTAAATATCCTTTTAAGTAAACACGAATTGTTATTGGGCAATCAAATTCATAAACTTGATGATTACTCGCTGTGGGAGCAAGGTCACCAGATTCAATGTGAAAGGAATTAGTTAGTAGCGTTGATGGTATATTATCATTCGTAAACCCATCGCGCCACTCTACATATCCGAGTGTTTCCATAGCTGTTCTAAAATATGATCTAACACTAGTTAATGCCATTATCGTCTAACCAAATCGAGTGATGATATTTTAAAACCTTCATTAACATCTGTCGTTCCGTCACCGTCAACATCTAGCCTTAAAACTAGACGTGACCTATGTCCTAAAGCCATTGATTCATAGGTTTTAGCTTTTAAGCTAAACACGTCATTAGGATCATTTGAAATAGAACTAAATATTAAATGTAAAGTTAATGCTGCTGACCAATATCTTATTTCCTCTAGATTAGTAAATGCAGCGGCAGTTAATTTAGCACCGTCTGCATCCCATCGTCCAGACTCATCTAGCCATGCTAAAATAAGTTTTTGAGCTTTTCTGTGAAAGTTTAAAAAGCTATTTCTACCAGGCTGTACCCATTTCATTATTTCATATTCTAACGCTACAAGTTCAGCATCGCTTGAAAATAAATTCTCAGTAGCAGCCGTTACGCAATTTAATGTAGCAGTTGATGTGGTAACAACTGCTCCGCCTCCTGTGCCTGTTGTAATACGACAGGACACTGTTTTGGTTCCGGCTGTGTCGTATTGCCAGTCGAGATACCAGTCTTTCGATACGCCAGGTGCGCCAAGTGTAGTAAAACTTTCGCCAGTGTCAGCCTTAGCCTCAATAAGCGAAATCGCAGCTTCATTTTTACTAATAAAACTTTTAGTGAAATCAAGTCTCGTTTTGTCATTTACCTGCACCACATCTTCTAAAATTATATTAGGAAAAATAGCCATTTGTTACCTCTGTTTAAATCTTAGTTAGTTTGCCGTCTTTGTCTACTGAATACTTATTGCCAAGATCATCCACCACTATATAATTCTTTAACTCACTTATATTAGTTGGCGGCGGTAGTGCCTTTATCTCAGATGCCGTATCTTGCAGCTTGTTATCTGCATATTTTCTTAAATTAAATAGCAAATTATATCTGTCAAATAAATTAACTATGCCCAATACTTCAGTTTTTAGTGTGGCTAGTGCTGCTTTTGCTTCTGGAAGTCCCATTATATAACTCCTGATTTAATATTATCTAACGCCCATTTTTTTATATTCTTTAACGCAATTTTAGTTCTTATCTGCTCTCTACGTCTACAGTCTAGACCGCTCTCTAACAGATGCTTAATTATCGAGTCATAAGTCGCAGCTTTTAATTCTACCAATTCTTTCTCTGTCATCTCTATGTCGCAGCTTTCGCACAAATTCATAATTGAACCAAACGATAAACTAAAGGTCTTAAGCTCACCATAACATAAAGGACATTTGCTCACACTAGCCTCCTAGATTTAATTCTTCCCATAGCATCGCAATTGCCTCTAGTATAATGG